CTACTTAAGGAGCTCGATACAGCGACGGAGCTGCCGCAATCCCTTGTGAGTGTACACCCGCTCTGTGACATCGCCGCCGGCGTGTCCCAGGATACGTCTTTTGGCGGTCTCGTTGGCCCCGGCGTTGTCCAGGAGCGTGGCTACTGTGTGTCGGCAGTCATGGGTGGTATGTCCAGAAGCGTTGATGGCCTGCATGACCTTTCGCCACAGATCACAGTATCGGCTATAGCTGTATGGCTTTCCGGCTGGATCAGTGATGAGGTAGGAGCCAGGAGATTGGAGCCTTTTAGCGATGATGCTCTGGATCCGGTGATGGATTGGTATGGCCCGGATTCCGGCCGCTGTTTTTGACCTGGTAATGCTGATCAACCGCTGCCTTTGATTGATGTCGGCCTTTAAAAGCTGCAGCATCTCACCGACACGCATACCGGTGTACAACAGAATCAGCACTGTATCAGCTCCTGGAACTTCCAGGGCATTCCACAACCTGTTGATTTTCTGCCTGGAAAAAGGCTTATGAGGATGGACCGGGCGGTTCCTGCCCAGGGAGATCAATGTGGCATAGGCGTTCCCTCCGGCTTCAATCTTCCTGGCATAGGCTTCCATAAGTGAAATGAGAGACCGAACCTTCTTCACGGATGCATAAGACAAACCGGAACGGCGCATATCGTCAATGATCCGCTGGTAGTCGCTGTATTTGATTTCAGCGTATGGCATTCCATGGAGGACAGAGCAGTGCCGAAAGGAATTTTTGTACCCACATATGGCACTGGCTGATGGATCTGTATCAGCAATATGCCTGGAAAACCATCGGTAGTAAAGTTCGGCAAATGTAAGACGATGATCAGCAAGGGAGGTGTTCTTATGAGCTTTGTTATAATCGGCCGCATAAATCTCTGCTTCAAGCTGTGTCGCAAAGTATCCGATTGGCTTCTGTTTCCCTTCCATCGACACTACAAAAACAAAAGGCCTCCTCCGGTTCCCGGAGAGCCTCTTAATGGAACCGTATCCATTCGGTTTACGCATATCAACAACCCCTTCTACTTTTTAAGGAGATGATACCATGGTGAGCAATGTTGAGTATTATACTGCCGGCTTTGATGCCAGCGGGAAAAGGATTGGCAGCTTAATCTTTGATGGAAAGCCTTCTAATGATAAAGATGTGGCTGCCGGAATTGCAAAAGGCAAAGCAGCCTTTGAAGGCGCGGCGGTTGTGGAAGTGATTTCTGCTGATGACTTTGGATTGTACCTGTCTGGTGACTATGTAAGGGGGAGTGATGGGCATCCCACTAAGTATGTAGCACCAGAGCCTACTGCGGAAGAAAAGAAAGCTGCCCAAAAGGCTGCCCTGAAAGCAGAGTATGAAGCCGGGAAAGCGGAGCTGCTGAATAGCCTGCAGGCGGCACAGCTGGCCGGGAACACGGAAGCCGTGACCAGTATCCAAACCGAATACAAAGATTTTGCGGAAGCTTATAAGGCTGCCGTTGAGGAGGTAGGTTGAAATGGCATTTTTTAAACTGAAAAAACGTTGCCCTTACTGCGGTACTGCCCTGGATGATAATGGGAGCTGTCCGAACACTGGATGCATCAATCATCAGGATGAAACCACTAAGGAGGATGCCTCCAAGAAAGAAGGATGATGTATGGACTGGTTATCCGTTTTTCTGCCTAGTCTTTCCTCTCTCTTGAGCGGCGTCCTTCTCTGGAAGTTCAAGGAGCTCCGGGCGGAAGGGAATAAGGAACAGGCCGAAAGGGCAAAGAAGCATGAAGCCCTGGTGACAGGAGTGGTGGCCATGCTTCGAGACCGGCTCATAGATGCAATGGACTACTACCTGGCCCTGGGCTGGGTTCCACACCACAAGGCCGAAGTGGTCAACAAGATGTATGTGGCATACCATAACCTGGGCGGGAATGACATCGTATCTCTGACCTACCAACACTTCATGACCCTTCCACACACTGCCCCCAGCAAGGAAGAGGGGAAACCCAATGTTTGAATTTGAAAAAATTGACTTGGAAAATATCCTGGTAATCATAGCCTTATCAGCCAGCCTGGTAATGGCTATTTTTTATGGCCTGGACAATCTAGCCATGTCGATTGTGACCGGTCTCCTGGGCTATATCGGCGGGACGATAAAAACCGGGAAAGGAGGTGAAAACAATGGCAAAAGTAATTGATGTCAGTTATTGGCAGAAAGATATCGACTATGGCCTGGTGAAACAGACCGGTGTCCGTGGCGTAATCGTAAAAATTACAGAAGGCCAGGAAATCGAAGAAACCTGGTGGGGCCATGTAGCGGAAGCTGAAAAGCATGGCCTGAAGTGGGGCGTCTACTGCTACAGCCATGCCACTACGCCAGAAGAAGCGGCTGCGGAAGCCAATGAGGTGCTTTACCTCCTGGGCAAGCGCATCCCTCCCATGGGTGTGTGGTTTGATTTCGAATCTCCGGCATGCCTGGAGTCCGATGATCCAACGGCTGTCTGCAGCACTTTCCTCAATGCGATTACTGCCAAAGGTATTCCCTGCGGCATCTATGCCAGCCTGTCTACGCTGGAAGACGTAATCGATGTGGAAGCCCTGGCCGACTATGTCCCCTACTGGGTGGCACAATACAGCAAACACTGCGATTTTCCGGCTGAATACCCTGGCAAGCTGCTGGCCGGCTGGCAGTATAGCGATAAACTGAGCATCGGCGGGGTAAACGTTGACATGAACGACTGGTATCAGAACTTATAGGAGGAATTATCATGAGCAAATGGACTGATTTTAGAGACAGCATGGTGGACGCCATGCAGCTGGACAGCGTGGTTGACGGCCTGAAAGACCAGCTGGTTTCCAGCCTGACTTCTGACGGCTTCCCGGTAATCGAGGAACTGGCCAACACCTTTGTGGGCAAGATCCAGGAACAGGCTGCAGATGAATCCGGGTGGAATAAAATCAGAGATAGTGTGGTCCTGCCCCTGGTCATCCGGGGAGGCCTTTACATGATGAAGGCAGTCCTGGCCGGCAGTACTGCGAAACCGGCGGAAGCCCCCAAAGCTGAATAA